ACGCGTAGTCGTCGGAGCGCTCGAAGCGCAGCGTCTCGACCATCCGCACGAAGTACGTGGAGAAGTCGCCGAAGACGACCGACTTCGCGGACAGGGCAGTCGCGGCCACGTTCGGGTCGGTGTACAGACGCTTGCCGAGGACCGTGTCCGGGGCGTCCGCGGTAAGGCCCGGCTGCCAGATGTACTGGTTGGTCGAGTCCTTGATCTTCCGCAGTCCGGCGACGCTGGAGTCCTTCATCATCCACGCGCACGAGGAGCTGTTCCGGTACGGCGCGATGACCGAGTAGAACAGATCGATCAGGTTGTCCGCAGTGAACGCGCCGACCACGCCCGCGCCGCCGGTGACGCCGACAGTTGCCGCGGTGACCACGCCGTTCGGCTGGCTGGTGCCGGTACCGGTCACCAGGTGCGTGCCGAACCAGTTGCCGATCGCCCGCCCGGCCTGCCGCGCAAGGTAGCCCGCGAGGTCGACGCCCGTGTCGTTGAGCAGCTCGTGCGAGACCTGCAGGAGGATCCCGTACTTGTACGCGTCGAGCGGCACCTGACCGAACGTCGGGTCGCCGGACGCCAGCGCCGCGGCCTCCGCGATCGGGGCACCGGACGGCGTCGAGTGCGCCGTCGTCTTCGGGATTTGGATCTGCTCGCCCGACGCGGTACGCAGCAGCGTCGGGTTGGCCATCAGGACACCCGACACCTCGATCATGTGCTCGATCAGCTGGTTGTAGAAGCTGATCGGCACGGTGTTCGCGCCGGCCGCCGCGGTCAGCTTCGACAGGGTGCGGAAGTCGTGCGGGGTCGTCGCATCCGGGCGAACCTCGAACGCGCGCTTCCCGCCCTCACCAGTGAGCCACTGGCGCAGTTCGGCGCTGGTGTCCTGCACCTTCTTGCGCTCGTCGGCGGGCTTGCCCAGCAGATCGGAGAACGCGGCCTCGGCGTCCTTCGTGCGCTGCTCCGCCTCCCGCAGATCCTTCACACGGGCATCGATCTTGTCGAGGTCCGCATTCAGGGCCTGGTACTTGGTCTCTTCCTCGGCGGTCAGATCACGCTTCTCGCCCTCGGCCGTGTCGAGCAGCTCCTTCGTCTGCTCCCACACGTTCAGGCGGCGCTCCTGCAGCCTTTTGATGAACTCGGACATCTGCCCTCCTGGGCATGACGAAGGCACCCGCGACGAGTTAGCCGGGGCGCCTGATGGGTGGTGTGTCGAGGTGGGGTTCGCCCTGCCTCAGAAGGTGCGGCGCCTCATGAGCTCGGCGCGCCGCTGCCGTACCGACACGAGCGGGTGGGGTTCGCCCTGCCCGCCGGCCGGAATGATCGTGGGGGCCGGGGCCCCAAGGAACCGCTTCAGGTCGCCGCCCTCGGCCGCCGCCCGGACCTCAGCGAGGTCGGCGCCCGCCTTCTCGGCGAGCGAGCGCAGGCCCGTGGACGTGTCCAGGTACGCCGGGTCATTCACCGGCGCCACATCGACCAACTGCCCGGACAGCAGCGTCCGCACCGGGAAACCGTCCTCCGTCATCGCCCAGTCGTCCTCGAACGTGTAGAACGCGAACGAGGACTCGGAGATGTCTCCGCGCTGCACCAGCTCGTATACGTCGCCGCGGGCCTGCGGCACGTCGACGCTGTAGTCCAGGCCGGTGCCGTCCGTCTGCAGCCGCAGCGTGCCCGCGCGGGACGTGCCCAGCAGTGCCATGTTGTCGTGGTTGTAGCGGGCCATCACACGCGGCCAGCCGTCACCCTCGGACTTCGCGAAGAATCCCGGGTCGATGCGCTCCACGAAACCGCCCAGGTTCCGCGACAGCGTGTTGAACTTCGCCGCGTACCCGCCGATCGTCCTGCTGTCGCCGGCCGCCCGGACCTCCACGAGGCCGCGCGTGAACCGACGCTCGCTGTCGCCGTTCACTTCTTCTCGCTTTCGTCCGGGGCCACCTTGACCAGTGGCGTGTAGTCCTGGCCCATACCGTTGGGCAGGGGCGGCTCGTCTTCCACGCGCCGCAGTTCGTCGATGTTGTGCAGGCCGATCGCGCGGGAAATCCGGTGCGACTGGTAGCGGGTGAGGGTGTCGGTGCGCAGCATCGCGTCGACGTTGAACCGCGCCTCCTCGGTGGGGGGCCGAAGCCAGGAGAACGCGTCCTCCAGCCGAGCCAGCCACGGGCGCAGCGTCCACGTGAGCAGGTCGATGCTGTTCTGTTCGACCGTGGCGTAGGTCAGCGATCCACCGGTCTCGCCGCCGACTTTCTCCGGCGGCACGCCGTAGATCGCGGCGATCTGGTTCGCCGTCGCCTTGATGGTCTCCAGGAACTGCGACTCGTTGGCCGGTACTGAGATGGCCCGGTACTTCACGCCGTTGCCGAGGGCGACCACGTCGCGCCCTTGGGCGGCCTCCTTGAACCGGGCCTTCAGGATCTGGGCTGCGTCCTGGTCGACCGCCATGTCCGTCTCTAGGACGGCGCTCGGGGTCGACCCGTTGGCGAACCAGTCCCGGCCGAACTGGTTGGCCAGCAGCCCGGCCTCTGTTGTCGTCGCGAAGTACGCGATCGGCGACAGCCCCAGGATCTGGCCGGGCACTGTGTACGCCGGGATGTGGTACATCTGCCCGTCTTCGAGGCGGCGGCCCTTGTAGTACCAGACGGGGACGGCGGCGAGGTTGTCCTCGATACTCACGTCGTCCGGGTGCAGCCACTCGATCTGGCTCGGCCAGCCATCCGGCCCCCAGGCGACGATCAGCCCGTAGGCGTTGCCGCGCAGCGTCAGCGAGGTCATGCACCGATGCAGCCAGTCATACCGCGTACCGACCGCAGCCGGGCGCCGGAACAGCGGGGGCACAGGGACGCGCAGGCGGTCCTCGCCGTCCGCCCTGTAGCTCTTCAGTGGCAGGGACGCCACAGAGTCCGCGAGCAGCCGTGTGGCCGCGTACACCGGCCCCAGGCGCAACGCCCGCTCTTGGCTGCCGCCGCGCAGCACCGTGGGGTTCCCGCCGGAGCCCCACACGTCCTGATACGAGATCGCCCGCATCTGCTCCCTGCGGCGGAAGGGCCACCACCAGCTCATGCCGTCACCCTTCTCACCACACGTTGTTCAGGATGTCGCCGGACTCTTCGACCTGCGCGCCCAGCCCCCACTTCGCCAGGGTCACCGCCACCAGCGGGCTGATGTCGACGCTGACGCCGCGACGGGCCCACGCCCACGCATCACCCAACGGGCGCATCTGCGCGCCCGCCAGGGCCGCCGCGAGGGGCGCCTGGTCGAGGTGGCTGAGGGTCTGCTCGGTGACGGCGTCGTAGAGCTGGCCGCACGCTGCGGCGACCTCGCGTGCCTTCGGAGAGACGATCTCCACGCCGAGCCGCTCGGCGAGATCCTCGATCAGGGAACCGGCCGGTCCGCCCGCGTCGACCACCCAGCACCGTGGCTTCCATTTCTTGTGCAGCTCCTCAGCACGGCTGAGGATCCAGCCCGTACCCGGCCGGTGGTCAACCACCTCGACGTGCGTACCGCCCCGCCAGGCGCCGGCCACGGCGATCGCCGCATGCGAGCGCTCCGGCGTCATGTCGATGGCGAACGCCACCGGGTCGGACGGCGCCGACTCGGCGGCCGCCAGGGCCCGCCACGCGTCCTCTCCGACGACCTGCCACGTGTCCGCCGCGTCCGACGGGTACACGCCCACCCCCAGACGCTCCCGGGCGTACAGCACATCCCCGAGCGTCAGCCGCTCGTTCACGGACTTCTCCAGCGTCAGCCGGTACCCGATCGCGGGGTTGGCGATCAGCACCGACTCGGGGGCGGCCACATCGTCATGCTCGGTGCAGCCCTGCCCGCACTCGTCGCGGTGCTCGTTGATCGACCACTCGCAGTACGCCAGCGTCGGATCCGGTACGCCGCTTTCCAGCGCGGCCAGGGCCCGCCGGCGCAGACGACCCAGCTGCACGGACTGTGTACCGACTCCGGCACTGCCCAGGTACCAGGTCTGGGGGTTGGCGACCGCGGCGAGCGTGGGCGCCAGGGCGGCCATGGCGTCGTCGCCGAGGATCATGTCCTCATCGAGGACGATGCAGTCGGCGGTGAATCCGCGGCCGGAGCCCCCGGAGCGGGCGATGAACCGCAGCAGCTGCCCGTTGTGCAGCTCGATGCCTTCCTCGCCGACCGTCTGCCAGTACCGCTTGACGCGTTTGTGCAGGTCAGGGCATGCACGGATGAGTCGCTCGATGCGCTTGAAAGCGTTCTTCGCCGTTTTGAACTCGTGCGCGCTGTGCAGGATGAGCTGCTCGCCGCCGATGAACAGGCCCCACAACTCGCGGGCCTCGATGATCCCGCCCTTGCCGTTCTGGCGAGGGACGTTGACGCAGACCTCGGGTGAGGCCCAGTTGCCGTCGGCGCGCTCGCCCATGCCTTGGTCGAGGACGAACTGCTGCCACGGATCGAGCTTCAGTCCGGCCCGGGCCGCCAGGTCGACGGCTTCCTGCCCGGCGCTCGACAGGGCGATGCCGGGCACGGTGAAGACGCGGGGGTGCTGGTGGCCGTAGATAGGGCCGTCAGGCGCCGCCTGCGGCCCGTTCTCGGGCGGCGGCGCGGCGCTTCTCTCGCTGCTCAGCAATGTCATCGACCGTGTCCCCCTTCTCCCCGACGGGGGCGAGCTTGCGAAGGTCGGCCATGATCGAGCGGAGCTCGCGGGCGGCGACGGCTTTGGCGGTGGGGGCGTCGGCGCCATCGATGGCGCGGGCGAGGTCGAGGGCGACGGCCGCCATGCCGGGCGACGTCTCGGCCGCGTGAAGATCGGCGAGCTCGGAGTCGATCTCGTCGGCGACGCTCATGACCGCCCCCACTAATTCACTCGAACCCGGTTCGCGGAAATAGCGAGGCAGTCACAGAGCGTGACGGGTCACTAAAACGGTCGAACCGAGTTCGCGCGGAATGATCTTTCAAAATCGCCGCGCAAAAAATCGGGCGAGAAGGGCGTTTGGGTCGCCCGGGAAGGCCACCAAAAAGGGGCCGGCCTCGTCTCGTTGATCATGGTCACCATCGGCGTGACGTCTGCGGCATCGCGCCGTGCGGCTGTCCGCGCCGGGCGTTGTACCAGCGGGTGACGACCCGTTCCATCTCTGGCTGGCGCATGGCTTTGACCCGCTGCATGACGATGTCCCTGCCTGGGTCGACGGTCACGATGCGGGCTTCGAGGCGCTTGTACTTCGCTCGCGCCTTGGCGCTGGGCTGTGTGTGGATGACGTACACGTCGACCTTGTCGAGGTGCTGGCACGCCTCGTCGATGGCTGCGTAGCGGGCGCGGTGCACCACCTTGGTCAGCACCTCACCGTGTGCGTGGTGGTCGGCACCGGGGCCGGCCATGGCCAGGGCCATGAGGTCGAGGTCGATGACGATGTCACGCGCTGTGGCGTGCGCCTTGATCCAGGTGGACTTGCCTGCGGCGGGCGGACCGGTGACCACGATCAGCACGGTGCGTCACGCTGCCTGTAGGTGCTGCTCCGTGTGCTCACGCAGGGCAGCGGTGTCCATGTTCCAGCGGTGAGTCTCGGCGCCGTCGCGCACGGTGGATTCGAGGATGGAGATGCGAACGCTGACGGGTTCGCCGCAGACCGGACACGGAACGGGCAGGCTCATGCTGGGCGTACTCGTGGCCATGCTCACCACCTCCGTGATGTTCGCTGCTGCGGCTTGAAGGTCATGCGCGCCCCGCGCGCGCTGTTGCACCGTCGGTGCGCGCTGCGGGCGTTGGCGGGGTCGCAGAGGTCGCCGCCGCGGCTGAGCGGGATCAGGTGGTCGAGGGTGAAGGCGAGCGGGTGGCGGCGGCCGTCGACGTTGGCCGGGATGTTGTGGCCGCAGATCCAGCAGGGCAGGCCGAGCGCTTTCTGTGCGGCGACGAGGCGACGGTACGGGCGCCCGTTGCGGATGCCGGCCACGGGCGCCACCTCCTTGCTACAGGTCGTCGCCGAGGACCTCGCGGCGCGCGGCGAGGGCCTTGCGGTTGAGGGCGCCGGTCATGCGGAAGAGGGCGATGGTGAGGGCGAGGAACCCGGCGACGAGCAGCAGCTGGGTGATGACGCTGACGATGTGGATGTTCTGGGTGGCCAGGGCGATGGCCAGCAGGATGAAGTTGCCGGTGAGCCAGGCGGCCCAGATGCGGAACTTCTCGACGCGGACGGCGCTCTGGATGGCTCTGTAGTCGCTCATGGTCCCCCCAAGGGCGTGCTGATGCTGAGGGGGCATCATCCACTGTGCGGGGTGGCTGCGTGGCAGCTGTGTCCGTCTCGTGACCCCACCATTCTGGCGGCGACGGCGCTCCAGGGTGCTCAGGTCGTGGCAGGCATGGCACCTCCGGGTACGACAAAGGCCCCGCCGTTGGGCGGGGCCTTGGGTGTCTGTGGTGCCGGTCGTGGGCACAGCTGTTCACCGAGATCGTCACACAGGGCCTGACCTGCGGTCAAGCTGCGGCGCGTTCCTGCCGTTTCACGAGGATGGCGGTGACGTCGGGGACGGCGTAGTAGGGGTGCCGGTCGGTGCCGCCGGAGCGGGTGAGCTGGCCGCGGTAGACGAGGTTGCGAAGGGCGCCGGCACTGACGTCGAGGACTCGGCGGGTCTGCTCGGCGGTCAGGTGGCCGGGGCGAATGATCTGCGACTCCATGCCTCCATGATGCGGCAGCGGTGTCGCTCGCGGGCCGTGCCCGGGAAGCCGACTACGGGCTGTTCTCGGGGCCCTGCGGCAGACCCCGAAACTCGAAACTTCCCAGTTCACAGCCGATATCGGGGGCGAAACCGGTTTCGGATCAAGGTGAAACCGCAGCCTTGATCCGAAACCGGTCTGACGGGGTCTACTCGCCGTCTTCGGCGGCGGGCAGATCGGCGTACCGGAGGCCCTTGGCACCGCCGCAGCACTCGCGGATGGTGAGCTGTCGGGTGGACACCTTGAAGGGCTTGAGGGCGGCGCTGAGCGCGGTGGAGGCGCCTGCCGCGTCCATCTCGGTCCACGGCCGGTAGAGGTCGGCGCGGTACGCGGCGAGGGCCTCGACGAGCCGGTGGGAGTGGACCGTCTCGACTCCGTCCGGCCAGATGGCACGTAGGTGGTCGAGGATCGTCTCGACGTCCTGCTCCTCGACCTGCGCGCCGATGGCCTGCCCGGTGAGGGTGCCGGCGGCGGTGCGCAGCGCCAGGGCGCGCTTGCCGATGTCCTCGGCTTCGGTCTGCTTGATGAACGCGGCGCGCACGGTGATGCCTTCGCGGCCGCGGGCGAGGATGCCGGTTCCCTGCTCGTCGATGCTGATGTCGGTGGCGCGCAGGCCGCGGTCGTAGGCGCCGGTCCCGAGGACGTTGTTGTTGGCGCGCCAGTCCATGACGGCAAGGCACAGGCGGGTCCCGACGGAGCTGGACACGGAGGACGGCAGCGACGGGGCGTCCGGGTTCTGGGTGAGCAGGATGAGGATGATGCCGTAGGCGCGGCCCTTCTTGATCAGGCGGGTGGCGAGGGCGGCGGCCTCTTCCTTGTACTCGGCGTGGGTGAACAGCTCCTGGACCTCGTCGATGACGATGACGCGCGGGCCGAGCTGCTGCTCGGGGTACTTCTCGGCGAGCGCGCGAGTGACGCGCCGGCCGTCGGGGACCTCGCTGGCGGGCAGGCCCTTGATGAACTTGGCGCGCCGCTGGTACTCGGCGATCCCGGAGCGCATCCCGCCGAGGGCGGCCTCCAGGTCCTCGTCCTCGTCGCCGGACACGTACCGGTGGCAGACCGGCTTGACCGCGTCGAGGTCGCCCGAGCCCTTGAGCTCGTAGATCCACAGTTCGGCGGTGGGGTCGAGGGCGACGCCGAGGACGATGGCGAGCGCGCACGAGGTCTTGCCGGAGCCGGGGATGCCTCCGACCAACAAATTCGAGTACATGAGGGTGATCTCGATGAGGTTGCCGCGCGGGTCGAAGCCGTAGGGCAGCGGCTCGTACACGTCGGCGGTGCCCTGCTTCATGAGCGGCCACAACTTGCGGCCGGCCTTGGCCGGGTCCCGCTGGGCGACCCAGAGCACGAGGCGCCCGGGGTGGGCGGTGCGGTCGACCGACGGCCACACGGTGGAGATGGGGCGGCGCATGGCGGCGGCGAGCGCCTCGCGCTTCTCCAGGACCTCGGCGGCCTTGATGCCCGGCGGGAGGTCGACCTCGGCGCGCCAGCCGGGCCCGTCGCGCATGACCTCGGCGGCGAACTCGACGCCCCGCTTGCCCTTCTTGCCCTCGATGCCGATCGCGGCGAGCGCGTCGATGACCTCGGTGGAGTCGAGGCGGCGCAGGATGTTCGTGGCGACGTAGCGGGTGACCAGCGGCTTCCCGTCGCTCTTCTTGCCGTTGAGACCGATCAGGGTGGTGGCGGCGAGCGTCGCGGTGAGCGACCAGCCGGGGGCCAGGAAGCACCCGGTGAGGGCGGTGATGCCGGTGCCCGTGGCGACGGCCAGGGAGGCGATCCGGCGCGGCCGGACGCGGCGGGAGTGCTCGCGGGACAGGGAGAGCCACGCCTCGATGTCCGCGCTGGCGGCGGCCTTGGCCTCGACGGGGCGGGCCTCGGTGTCGGCGACCCACTTGCCCCAGCGGATGACCATGCGGGCGAGGCCGCGGGGCGCGCGGGTGAGCAGGCGCAGGGCGTAGACGGGCAGGCGGATGGCGTGGAATGCGGTGACGTGGCCGTAGTAGGACGCGGTCCAGCGGGCGGCGTTGACGAACTCGGCGGCGTTGCGCAGGAAGGTCGGGACGACGGGCGGGGCGTCGGCGAGGTAGGCCTGCCGCTCGGCGATCCAGGTCCCGGACGTGGCCTGCTCGGTGGGCGGGTCGACGGGGCGGGGGGCCGCGTCCTGGACGACGTCGATGATGGTTTCGGTGAGGGTGTCCTTGGCGTCCTCGGTGAAGGCGTGGGCGTCCTGGTTGGCGTCCGGGGCGCCCTGGGGGGCGTCCTTGTGGAGCTGGATCGTGGTGTCCGTCATGCTGGTGGCTTCCTGCCTCTTGCTGGGGTACGGAGGCCCGGGGACGGCGAGCTGCTTGGCGGTAGGACGCCGTCCCCGGGGTGGAGCTACTTGCCGCGCGCGGCCCTCTTGCGGGCCTGCTCGCGGACGCGCTCGACGCGGCGGTCAATGTCGGGCTGGTGCTCGATGCCGGCGGCGGCCCGCTTCACGCCGTGCGCCTCGATGGCGACGATGCGGACCTTCTCCCAGACGGTCAGCTTCGGCTTCGGCTCACGCATCGACGTCCTCCGTCTCGGGGAGCAGGCGGGCGATGTCGGCGTGGGCGCGGGCGATGTCCACCCACAGGGCGCCCGCGGCGGCGAGGGGCTGCGTCCTCTGGCGGGACTCGGTGCTGCGGGCGTGGATTTCGGCGGCTCGGGCGAGGCTGGTGGCCTTGTCCATCGCGGTGTTGGCCATGGTCAGGCGTTCTTCTCGGGTCACGGTCTCTCTCCTCGGGTTGCGGGCCGGACTGTTCCGGCCCCACCGCACCCGCACGGTCGTAACGGCCGTGCAGGGCGGAAGGGCAGGTCAGCTTCTGCGGGACTGCGTCCACATGGACTTCAGGACGAGGACGCAGATCGTGAGGGCGACGACGACCAGGCCGAGGACGGCCGCGAGGATCGCGAATCCGAACACCACGAACATGACCAGGACGACGACCACAGTGAGCGCGAGCAGGCCGAGGCAGCCGCCCGCGATGTACGCGCCCCACGGGTGAGCCTTGATGGGCTGCAACGGTGCGGCCGTCCGCCCCAGGTCAGCGGGGTTTTCACGGACCTCCGTGAAAACCGGCGCCGCGTACATCGGGTTGCCCGCCATGTCGTATCCGATCTGCTGCCGCTGTACGGGCTCGGTCACGACGCCGCCTTCTTCCTGCTGCCAGGAAAAATCCTGGTCAGCGGGCGCGCGGCGATGCCGAGGGCGAACGGAATGACGAGGGGGCGCATCACTTCACCGCACGGGGAAGCGATGGCGGCGACGGGCGCCATGAGCGACGGGTACGTGACAAGCAGGCCGAGGACGGCGCCGAACAGGATGCGCGTCATGCCGGGACCCCCTGGCGTTCGGGGAGGTCGTCCGGGTGGAACAGGTTGCGTCCTCGGGCGTCCTTGGCGAAGACGGTGAGGCGTCCCGTGGCTACCCAGCTACGGACGGTCGACGGGTCGATGTTGAACCACTCGGCGACCTGGGCGGACGTCATGAGGGGCGGGGTGGGCGGCGGCCCGTCCTCGGCGTCCTGCTCTGTCCCGGGCGGCAGTTCGGGCGTCCCGGTGGCGTCCTGCTGGTCCTCCCGTTCCAGGGTCACGGTGGGCAGCGGGCGGGCGACGATCGGCAGGAGCCGGACGCCGGACGGTACGACCTCACGGACGGGTGGGACGCTCGGGACGGCGGGGGACGCGGTCGCGTCCTGGGTGTCCTGCGCGTCCTGGTGTGCGTCCGGCGGGCTGGCCGCGAGGTGCAGCAGGTGACCGACGACGGCGGGCGGGACCAGGCTGGTGACCGCGATCAAGACGGGCTGGTCGGCGATCACGTGCCCGGTGGTGATGAGGTGCGACACGACCTGGGCGGCCATGGCGAGGCCGAGGGCGAGGCACGCGCCGATGATCGCGGACCAGCGGCCACGGTCTCCTCGGCGGCGGGTGGAGGCGACGGCGGCCGCGATGCCCGCGTAGGCGGACAGGACGACCGGCATGCCGTAAGTGAAGGGATCCGCCCATCCGGCGGTCTCAGCGAGGTGGTACTCGCCGGGAGCACACATGAGGAGAGCGACGCCGAGGACGATGGGGCGGCCGCCGGCGGTGAGGCCGCGGACCCACAGCGGGGCGGACGGGCGGCGGCCGGTGTGCGGGGCGGTCCGCTTGAACAGGCGGGCCAGCCGGACGGCGGCGCGGCGGATGCGGCTCACTGGCCCTCACCGCCGTACCGGTTCGGCTCGCAGATGACGCAGACGTGTTCCGTGCCGCCGTCGGCGCAGTTGTCCGCGCACGACCGGCAGAACGGGGTGTCCTTGTGGCGGGCGCGGCCGTCGAACGTCGTGTCGCTCGCGTCGAACGGGCGGTGACAGCGGCGGCAGATGCTCTTGGCGCGCTCGTCGGCCTCGGCCTGCTCGGTGGTCATCCGCTTGCGGAGGAAGTCCACGTTCCAGCCGAGGTCCGCGGGGCTCTCGTCGAGCGCGGCACGGACGGTGGTCCGCACCCACGAGGCGCGCTCGCGCATCCGTCGGTCGTAGTCGTGGACGCTGTAGGGCAGGGTGATCGCTTCGAGGGTGGCTTCGAGCAGGGCTCGGAGGTCCTGGGCCTCGCTGGTGGTCTTCTCGGTCATCGCGCGGCCACCGCTTCGGAGGCGGAGGCGATCAGGTGGGCGTCATCGCGGTGGTCCTGGACGCGGCGGTCGGCGCTGCTTGCGTAGTCCTCGCGGCAGAGGCGGTGCAGCTCGGCGAGCTGCTTGGTCGGGGTGGTGCCGCGCTTGGGCGCGGACGTGGAAAGATCGGCCATGCCGACTCCTGGTCTCGTCAGGATGTTCGGTAGAGGGTCGGGCGGTGCGATCGCCTCCCTGGTGTTCCAGCACCTGGGAGAGCTGCTGCCCGGCCCTCGTCTATGCGGTTGTGTACTTCTTGATCGCCTTCGCGACGGCGGTCCAGCTGAGTTCCAGCTGTTTCGCCAGGGCGTAGACACTCCCGAGTTCTTCGGCCCCTTCCTTCAGGGCTTCCGCTCGTCTCTTTCGGGCCTGCTCCGCCTGGCTGTCGAGCTGTTCCAGCAGCTCATCCTCCACGCGGATCCGGTCCCTCCATGGGGGCGTTTCCACCTCTCCGAGGATACCGCATGGGGGGTTATGCGCAACCCCCTGTTGCATAGGGGCACCGGAGATCATCAGGATGCCCCTTCAGGCTGCAACGTTTTGAGCATCAGGAAGTCCCGGTCCTCGTACACGCACTCGCACCACGGGCACACGAGCTTGGTCTCCCCGGGCAGGTGACGGATCGTCGCCCCGCACACCACGCCCGCAAGGTCGACGGCGACGCACTGTCCGATCCGCCGGCCACGCTCGGGCAGTGCGCCGATGATGGACAGAGCGGAGCCCTCGAGCTCGCGTACCTCAAGCGCTAGCTCTCCGGCCGCCGGGTAGCTCGCGGCGATCCACTCCAGGTTCATGGACAGCGCCCGGGCCGCCACCAGGACGCGGCGGTCGACGCTGCCCTCGACGGCGGGCTCACCCCAGCCGCGTGCCCGCTGGACGTCGGAGCGCCACGACTCCAGGACGAGCGCGATCCCGCCGTACCGGAGATCGAGGACGGCCTCCGTGACGGGGAGCCCGGGTTCGGCACGGCTCACGAAGACGTGCTCCCTGGGCGAGGCGCCGGCCGGGGCGAGGAACCCGGCCAGCGAGGCGTACACCTTCGGCATCCGTTCGAGGCGCCCGGCGAGGGCGGTGGTGTCGCCGGGGCAGAGGTAGCCGTGCTCGAGCTGGTGCTCGCACAGTCCGCAGGTGGCGCTCACGGTGCTACTCCTTGGGGTCGTCGAGGGCGGCGCGAATCTGCCGGGCGAGGTAGCGCTCGCCAGCGCGTTCGGGGTCGGTAGTGGCGAGCAGCGGGTCGGCGAGGATGCCGAGCACACGGGTAATGGCGGCCTCGGCGCGTTCCAACTCCGGCACGATGAGCTGGACATGGCGCAGGTTGCCGCGGGCCACCTCGCGGGCCGTGGTGCTCTCGCGGACTTCGACGTCGACGTGGTCCATAAGGAGCCGGGCCTCGTCGGCGGTCAGCCTGACGCCGTTGGCGATGCGGGTGAGGAGCACGCCGAGGCTGTCGAGGCGGGCGGCTCGGATCACATCTACGTCGGCGCGCGTGGTGCGCGTCATCGGTTCCTCCAGGGCGAGTACATCCAGTGGGCGAGGGGCAGGCCGGCGGCGAGCACGACCAGGGCGACGAACCCGAGGACCGCGATCACGAGGTGGGCTCCTCGGTGGGCTGGGACGCGGTGTGGTCGAGGGTCCGGTGTGCGTCCTCGGCTGCGAACGCAGCGAGGAAGTACGGGTCGGTCATGTCCTGCCCGGCCTCGGCAAGGGCGGCGTCGGTCTCGTACTCGGCGGCGATGGTCTCGATGGAGAACCCGCACGCGTTCAGCTCGCGCATCACGCCTCCTTGCCGGGCTGGGACACGGCGGCGGGCCACTCGCCGAGTTCTTTCTGCAGGACCCGGGCCTGTCGCAGGATGGTCAGCGTCTGCATTCGATTCGCCCATTGGCGCTGCTGCCTCTGTGCCCGCTGGATCTGGACGTCGATCGATTCGACGCTGGCGTACTCGAAGAACTCGGGCCGTAGCCGGTCGATACGCGCCGGGTCCTCGGCCTGCGTCTCGGGCTGCTGCGCCTCGTCGGCCATGCGGCGCAGCTCGGCGCGGACGTTGATCCCTGTGCGGAACTGCCCGTCGGCCAGCGGGTAGACGGCCACGGTGTCGGACCAGTGGATGCCGTGCTCGTCGGTGTGCGCCTTCCCGGTGTGCTGCGCGGCCCGGATGCACAGCCGCGTCTCGCCGTGACCGTGGTACTGCGCGCTGCACGTCGTCGCGGCCAGTTCGTCGACGGCCATGCGGTCCGGGCTGGTCCCGCAGTCGGGCCCGCACAGTTCGTGGTCGCCCTCGGCGTGGGCCATCAGCCGTTCGTGCGTGGAGCACGGCTCGCCGCCAGGCTCGCAGCCGCCGACGCCGCACGGCGTCGCCACGTACTCGGCCTCGTCGGCCTTGCGGAGGAAGCGGCCCGCGAGGAGGCGGCACAGCTCGAGGTTCTGCGACTTCGCGTTCGGGTGGAAGTTGATGCCCGCCAACTCCTCGGCGACCTCGCGGTAGATCGCGGCCCGGTCGGCGGGCGCGGGCAGCACGGCCAGCACCGCGTCGGCGAGCTGCCAGGCGCGGCGTGTGCCGTCGTGCCGGTAGGGAGCGTCCTCGATCGCCATCGCGATGCGGTCACGCAGCGCTGCCCGATCGGCAGGCGCGGACGGCGCAGTGGACAGCGTCGGCAGCGCGGCGCGGATCTGATCCCGCAACTCGCAGCCCGCACAGCCCAGGTTCGCGGCGAGGTTGTCGTGCCGGGCGACGGACCCATGTAGGGCGGACAGGTACGACTCGGTGCGCTTCAGCAAGTCGACGGCGGTGGTCTCGGGCATGTGCTGCTCCTTGATCGTGCGAGAGGATGTCCGGGCCGGCCGCCCCGCATAGCCCGCGGGGCGGCCGTATGTGCTTCATCCGGCCTGCGGCAGCGAGGCGCGCCAGACGTCCAGGACGCGCTTCGGGATCTGGCCGACGCGGGGGCAGTCGACGCCGTTCGCGGCGGCCCAGGTACGGACTTCGCGGGTGTCGTAGTCGCGGGTGTAGCTACCCCGCTTCTTCTTCGGCTGGGGCGCTAGTTCGGCCTCCCGCGCCTGCAGCTCGGCGAGGCGCTTCTCCAGCTCCTCCCGCTCGTTGGTGATGGCGGACAGCTCGCGGTCGGCGCTGTGCCGCTGGCGCAGGCCGACGAGCGCGGCGCGGGCCCGGGCGGCCTGGTCCTGGACGTGGGGGTCGGTGTGCTCGTCGCCCCACTTGAGGAGAGCGCCGACGGACAGCTGTTCCGGGGCGTGCTGCTCGGTGGCCGGAGACCGGGCGGGGATGGGCGTCGTGTTCATGGGCTGGCTGGTCCTTTCCTCGGGTATGTGAAGGCGGTTCTGGCGTGCGGCTTCCGGGCCGCCCTGCTGGTCGATCTCGTCGAGCAGGGCGCGGAAGGCGGTGATGGTCATCGGCTCGCGGGGCGGGTGGCGGTGATCTGCCAGCCGAGCTCTTTGAGTTCGGCGACGACGAGGCGGGCGAGGAGCTCGGGGGAGGCTGCGGGGTGTTCGGTCATGACGGAGGTGATGACGGCGCGGACGGCGTCGGGGATCATGCGGCGGCTCCGTGGGGGCAGTGGCCGACGCGGACGCGGGCGAGCAGCTGCTGCACGGCGGGGCGGCCGGTGGCGCGCTCGTGGTGGCGGCAGGCGCACAGCCAGTCAGCAATCGGGGTTTGCTCGCGGTCGAGGCCGCGGACGGTGAGGCCGGCCGGGATACCGGAGACGAGGGCGGGCTGCTCGCTCACGCGGCGCTCCTCGGCTCGGCGCGCGGGCTCTCGGCGCCCTTCGGCGGGAAGCAGACCTGGAAGCCGCCGGGGATGTGCACCCAGTGGTCGCGGGCGGGGCTACCCATGCTCGGCGTGGCACGGTTCTCGATCTCGCGCCAGCAGTGGGCGCACTCGGCAGTTCGCTGCGGCGCGACTTCACCGTCCTCGGCGGCCGGGGCGGGCAGGCCCTGCTGTTCGCGGAGCAGGGCGGCGAACTGGCGGCCGCTCATGGTGACGAACCAGTCGGCGGGGTTGCCCTTGCCGCGGCGCTTGTGCCAGACGACGCCCAGCGTCGCGTTGTCGTTGTCGCGCTCGAGTTCGGCTTCGGCGACCCAGGCGGGGAGTTCCTGCCGGGCGCAGTTCTTCACCTCGATGACGACGCTGGGAATGCCGGCGATGTCGCCGCGGTCGGCGGTCCCGTTGAGGGCGCGGCGCTCGGCCTGGACGAACCCGGCGGCCTGAAGGTAGCGGACGACCGCGGTTTCGGCGGCGGTGCCCTTGGCTTTCGATGCGCTCACAGCAGGGTCTCCTGGATCGGTTGGGGCTTGCATGCGTGGTCGATGAGGACGGTGTGGGTGCAGTGGGGGGCGTGCCATTGGTCGCGCCAGCGGATGCGCTGCGGGGTGTGGTCGCTGCCGGTGAGACACCACAGGAGGCGGCCGGCGGGGATCTGCTCGGGGTCGACGGGTGTGGGGTCGGCGCGGACGTCGACGGCGGCGACGCGGTCGGGGGTGCGGGCGGTGAGGGTGTCGGCTCCGCAGCGGTTGCAGGGCACGGCGCGCACGGTTTCGGCGGCGCGTTCGGCCCGCTCGGCGATGAGGTGCGCCGGGAGACGGGTCACTGGGGGCTGCCGAAGGGGTGCGAAGGGGTTGCGAAGGGGTTTGCGAAGGGGTCTGCGTAGGGGTTGACCTGCGGTGCGAAGGGGTCGAAGGGGTTTCGTGGTCCTGCTGTTGCATAAGAGGACTGCTGGTTTTCCATCTCCTTATGCGCGTAGGTGTTGGAAAACCCCTTCGATCCCTTCGACTTGCAGGTCAAAGCCTTCGCAGACCCCTTCGCAAACCCCTTCGCAACCCCTTCGCACCCCTTCGCACGGGAGGTCATCGGGCACCGCCGAGAATGGCGAGCGCGAGGCCGCGGGTGACGGCCCGGCGGGTGCGGGAGTCCTTGTCCTGCTGGAAGCCCTGCTCCTGCAGGCGGATCGTGAACGCCTTCATCGACATGGGGTGCCGGACGCCCGCGCGTTCGGCCCACGACTTGTAGCTGCCGTACAGCTGGCCGTTCTCGGTGACGGCGTCGAGAACCTCGTCGGTCTCCTCTTCCAGCCACGTCGCGAGCGGGTTGGACTGGGCGATGTGCTCGCGGGTCTTCGCGGTGACGGAGTCGGGCACGGCGAGGCCGCGCTGCTGCCAGTCGAGGCAGCCGCGGATGGCCCAGTTGAGGACGCCTGCCGCTTCGCGGGCGAGGATCTGTTCGGCCAGGCCCTGGATTCGCTTGGCGGGGGGCACGATGACGTCCCAGCCGATGTCCTGGAGGCGGCGGGCCATGCTGTGGCTGCCGGATACGTCGGGCAGGTGGTTGGTTGCGAGGTGGATCTTTCCGACGGGCTTGAACTCGAAGAACTCGGCGTTCAGGAACCGGGCGGACACGGGGTCTTCACCGGTGAGCCGCTTGACGAGTTCCTCGTCGAGGGGCTTGCCTCGGCCTTCGGCGGTGCGTCCGGTCTCGGAGGTAGACAGGAGGCGTTTGCCGACCATGCGAGCGACGTCGTTGGGGATGCCGCCGTCGCCGTGCTTGGCCATGAGGGTGGAGGCGGGTACGGCCTGGGCGTAGTCGCCGAGGAGGGCCATGACGACGCGCATGAACACGCCTTTGCCGTTCTGGCCTTCGCCGTGGTGGATGAACATGACCTGCTCGCCGGTGCAGGCGGTGAGGCTGTAGCCGACGACGCGGGCGAGGTAGGCGCGGCGGTCAGGATCGGGCATGACGCCTGCGAGGAACTTGTCCCACATGGGGCAGGTGGCGGTGGGGTCGTAGCAGATGGGTGACTGCTGCATGAGGTAGAGGCCGCGGGCGTGGGCGCGGAGGTCGCCGGTGGTGAGATCGACGATGCCGTTGGCGACGTTGAGGAGCGTCTCCGGCTGGTCGAAGGCGTCCATGGTGGAGTGGACAACGGGGTAGGCCTGGAGGACGTCGCGGGCGGCGGCGAGCTTGGGCCGCATGCGCTGCTTGCGGGCCCAGGCGCGGAACTTCTCCTGCTCGCTGGCGGCCGGCTCTTTCGCCTTGGCGCCGGGTTCGGGCTGCGGCGCCTCGTCGCTGTAGTTCGGGGCCTCGTCCTCAAGCTGGTTGATGGTGTCGACGGCGCGGGTCCACACGCCGGTGTTGGCGCCCTTCAGGGTCCAGCGGCCTTGGTCGTAGTACGCCCAGCGTTCGATGTCGGCGAGCCACCGGATCTCGCTGCCGTACCGGTCGATAATGCGTTCGGCGTTGCCGAGGTCGTCCCATTCGCGGGCGGGCATCGGTGAGGGCAGGACGATCGGCGCTTCGACGGGCGCGGTCCAGGCGGGGCTGCTCGCGGTCGGGGGGGCGGGCTGCTGGGGGAGGAGTCCGGCGAAGCTGTTGCGGTCGCGGCCGACGGGGGGCCACGGGGTGCGGGGGTGGGCCATGCCTGCGGTGAGCCCGGAGTTGATGGTGGGCAGGGCGCGGCCGTCGGGGTGGTTGCCTGCGCGGGCGGCAGCAAGCAGCGTCTGCCGGGCCTCGCCCTCGGTGAGCGCACCGGCGCCGACGAGGGTGCCGATACTGAACGCGCTGGTGTTGATCTGGTTGTTCTGGTCGCCGTCCGTCGCGTGCGCGATGGCGTCGCATTCGGCCTGTACGGCTTTGCGGGTGTAGGCGTCGTGCCGGTCGACGGGCAGCGTGACGACGTTGCTCGGGGGTGCGGTGGGTGCGGGTGCGGGCTTGGTCTGCAGCGCGGAGAGGAGCCAGGCGGGGGCGGCGACCGGAGGCTGATCGGGGTCGTCGAGTTCGTAGATGACGCCGGTGGCGTGCACGCTGCCGGGGCCGATGACGTAGGCGTTGCCTGCGCGGACGTCGCCGTCGAACTGGCCGCGCAGGATGCCGAGGCCGTTGCCGAGGGGGGCGTCGGCGGGGGCCCAGTAGTAATCGTGGTGGCCCTTGGCGGTGTGGACGCGCATGGTCGGGGTGTGCGGGTGTCCGAGGCGGGCGGCGGTGTCTTCGATGGCGCCGGGCCGGTCGGAGTCGACGACGAGCAGCTGCTCGCCAGCGGGGCCGCGGCAGGCGCCGACGGAGACTCCGACGTTGCGGAGCTGTCCGCCGAACAGGTCGATTGCCTGCTGTTCGGTGCGGGCGTAAGTGCGGGTGAACGTTACGGCGGGGTGCTTGCCGCGTTGGGTGCAGGTGGCGGGGTTGTGGCCCTGGCCGATGCCGGCGCACCGCTGCAGCCCGGGGTGGTCCACGGGAAAGACGGCGAAGCTGCGGCTGGTGAGCCACAGGGCGCCGTCGAGTGGCGTGTCGCGGACCGGTGCGGTGCTCAAGGGGGCGCGCTCCTCAGGTCGGTGGTTGGGGGTTGGCCCGCCCGCCGCCGCGGTGCGGGGCGCGCGGCAGCGGGCGGTGCTGACGGGGTGGAGCTAGAAGGGCGGCATCTCGCCGGTGACCGGGTTGACACCGGGCGGCGCGGCGGCCGGGGCCGGGGCGGGCGCGGCGCCGACGGCGTTCCAGTCGATGGCGCCCGGGGTCTGCACCGCGCCTGCGACCTGCGCGGGCGGCGCAACGAGTTCGGTGTGCGCGGCCGGGGTGTACTTCGCGGCGTACTGCTTCGGCGCGGAGAACCCGCGCTGCTTCTGCTCGCCGTCGTGGGTGTAGCGGACCTGCAGGGTGCCGCCGACCTCAAGGCCCTTGCCGCCCGCCTGGCGGACGGCGTCGGAGACCGCGTTCTTCATCTGGCCCTTGACGAAGAGGCGGCGGCGGCCGTCGTCGTCCTCGATGGCGGGGTCGCGCTCGTCGGTCTGGACGGTGACGACGAGCTGCATCATCGGGTCGCCGTTGTTCCAGACCTTGGCCTCGCCGGTCTGGATGTCGCGCTGCTGCTCGACCTTCGGCTGCTCGGTGATGCGGCCGCCGATGGTGGTGCCGGGGGTGGGGAACTTGGCGGTGGGGGCGCCGCCGCCACCCATGAGGAAGCTGTTCGCGTCCACTTGATACTCCTGTGCTTATGCGATGAGGGATTCGAAGCCGTGCCGCGCGGGGCGGTCGGCCTGGATGCCGGGGCAGCCGACGGTGAGGTCGGCGCTGCCGGGCTTGAACCACTCGCAGAACCGGCACTTCGCCAGTTCGCTCGTGGGGATCTGGGACCACCAGGCGTGGTCGTAATCGGAGGCTCCGGCCTCCGGCCCGGTGAGGCGGGTGCGGATCATGTCGAGGCGGGCGAGCGCGTCGAGGGCGATCTGCCGGTCGTAGGGCTCGGTCCAGACGTGGACGCGGAGCTCGTGGTAGCGGCCGACAAAGCAGATCGCGACGCGCTCGACGTGCTCTCCGGCGTTCTCCTGGCCGAGGCCGTACAGGTGGGCTTGGGTGCGGTACTGGGGGCCGGGGCCCTTGCGTCGGTAGTTGTCGAGCGTGGTGTGGCCGACGAGTTTCCAGTCCCACACGGTGCCGGTGGCCCGGTCGAACAGGTCAGTGGAACCGGCGACGACGGCGGCCTCGATGGGGTGGGGGCGGACGGTGACCCGTTCCTCCACCTTGTAGCGGGGCCGGCCGTCGGGCAGTACCGTCTGGCGGCGCTCGAAGGCCTCTTCCATCCAGGTGTGGAAGCCGGTGCCGATGATCGATGCGGCCGGGTCGCCTTCGGCGGCGGAGCGCGGCCAGTCCAGTTCCTTGTAGGACAGGCGCCGCTCGCAGGGGTCGCCGACCTCGCTGGGCCCGAGGCGCTTCTGTAGCGATCGGGGCGCGTTGAGGGCGGTGTCGACGATGAGCGCGGCGATGCGTTCGGCGAGCATCTCGCCGGTCTCGTCGGAACCACTGGTGCGGGCCATGGATCACGTGTCCTTGCTGGGCTGGGTGGTGAGGTGGCGTTGACGGTTCGGGCGGACGTACCAGCGGGCGAGGAACGTGGCGGCGATGAGCACGCCCTGGAGGGCGGCGGCGCCTGCGGCGATGTGCCCGTTCACTGGCCGTCTCCGGTGCGCGTCCGCAGGGTGTAGAAGCGGCGGCCGTTGTCCTCGTGCTGCACGAGGTGCCCCATGGCGTGGAGGATGCGGAGGTCGGTTCGGGCGGTGGCCCGCAGCGGCTCGGTGTCGTCGAACGCGCGGTAGACCTGCTGCACCTTGCGGGTGGTCCACTCGCCGCGCTGGGTGCGTATCGCGTCCAGGAGCTGCGCGACGCGGTCGGCCGGTTCGGGAGTGGCATCGGCCCCGGTGGGGCTGCTCTTCTCCTGCTGCTCGGCGAGGACCTCGTCCCGGTAGGCGTCCAGAGCGTCACGCACCTCAGGCGCGGACCAGACGGTCGTGTCGCCGGGGGTGGTGCGGATCATCGCCTGCAGTCGCTCGCGGGCGTTCATCGCTCGCACCCCCGGACCACGGCCAGGCAGCCGAGCGTGTAGAGGGCGAGCGCGGCGAGGACGATCAGGAGGGCGATCACGACGCGCCACCCGTCGTCGGCAGGTCGTGACCGACGGCGTAGTCGTGGTGCAGCGGCGAGTCGTGGGGGTCCTCGAGCTGCAGGGCCTGGGTGGGGGCGATGCGGCGGGTGATGCCGTCGGCCTCGGCCTGGCCGTGCTGCCTGTCGAGCAGCTCCCGCAGGTGCCGGACGCGAGGGGCGTCAGGCAGCTGCGCGGCCTTGTCGGTCAGCGTGTAGGCGATGGGGTCGTCGTCGGCCGGCCGCGCGTACTCGGCGAGTCGCTGCTCCGCCTGGTCCGCGCGCTGCCGCTGTTCCCGGCACAGCCGGTCCAGCGTGTCCGCCCGGGACATCTGCGCGGTCACACAGTCGTGCAGGTGGCGGATCTGTTCGATCGGGTTGAGGAGCCGGACCTCGGCGTCGCCGTAGGCGGCGGCCTCCAGCTCGGCGATGCGAGCCTGCAGCTTGGCCACCTCGGCGGCGTGCTCGGGGGAGTTGAGTAGGCACGCGCTGTCGAGGGCGATGGCCAGGCCGGTCGGCGTCTGGCGGCCCTGCTGCGTCGCGGCGAGGATGACGCCAGCGGCGGCGTTCACCGCGCGCGTCGTCATGCCGGACTCGCTGCGGCGCGGCAGCGTCTGGTCTGGGATGATCGGAGCCATCAGGCTCCTCCCTTCGGGTTGGTGTGAGGCGCCGAGTCGTTGGGTCGTCCGGGCCGGAAAGCAGCGGGCGGCCCTTCGGCGCGTTCAGGGAGTCAGGCGGCGGTCGCCAACTGGTAGCTGCGCTGCCGCATCAGGAGCCGCTCGTAGGCGGCGGCCCGCTCCGGGCTCAGCCGTCCCGCCGCGTAGTCGGCGGCGATGTCGGCGAGCGCCTGGTCGAGCACGGCGCGTGCAGCGGCGTAGGCCTGGGCGCGGGTCACGGTCGGCGCGCTCACACCGGCGCCTTTGCACGTGCGCCCGGCTTGAGCAGTACGGCCATGGGCAAGCCGTAGATGAGCTCGACGCGAGCGGCGGTGTGCACGCTGGGTGCTCCGTGGCCGTGCCACAGGCGCCAGCCGGTCATCGTGCCGATGCCGAGCTTGGCCGACATCTGCCAGCTGTTCGGTTGGCCGGCGGCTGTGGCGGCTCTCTGTAGTGCTGTGCGGTCGTACCTCACTTAGGCATACCTCTCTCGTCCAGCAGGTAGCTACCTGCCGCAGTAGGTAGACGCTACCACTATCTACCGGGTGAGGTAGATGAAAGAGGCATGAAGGGCCCATGATTACGGCAGCGTTCGATGGGGCAACCCTTGTTCGAATCTTTGGTCGAAATCCCGTGCGGGACATAGGTTGCGACGTCGAACAGGGCGGGGATAGTGTGCGGAGACCATTTTCCCGGGATATGCCAACTCGCCCAGGAGGGTCTCCATGACGCGATAGCTACTTCTGCCGACCTATCACGCGCGATAACCTCGGCGGCATGTCTACACACCAGACGGATGCCCAGCGCTTCGGCGCGTGGCTGGCCAGCCAACTCCAATCGAGGAGCTATGACCTTGGGCCCAGAGGCGGAGGGCGCGCGCGATTTGCACAAGACGCAGGCGTCAGCCCTCAAGCCCTTGGCAGGTGGCTCCGCGGCATTGAGCGCCCCAATACCAACGCCATCGAACAGGTCGCACGGCGCCTGGGTCTTCCCATCGCACCGATGCTCGCAATGTGCGGCTACATCGACCCAGATGAGCTACCGGCCCGGGGGGACCGGACCATCACACAGCGTGAAGCCCTTGAGGCGCTGGGTGTCACCAATCCAGCCCACCAGCAGGCTGTACTCACGATGATCAGCGCCCTCACAGGGGGGGCGAACACCAGCTAGGAGCGCACGACATGAGCCGTATTGATCTTCGCCCGCGCACCCGCTACATGCTTGCTGGCCTGGCGGGGCTCACCCTGATCGTGGGCATCGATATCCAGCTAACCGTCCGTGCCACCGGCGCCATCTCCACGGCGTCCGACATTGGCCTCGCCCTCAGCATTCTGGGCACCCTGGGCCTTGCCTCCACTCTCCCGGCCTGCGCCCGGTCTTACTACCACTGGGCGCACGACCGGGGGGTGACCTGCCACTCCCGGCAGTTGCGTCTCGACGCTGTGCTTGCTCCCCGTGACACTGCTGACGTGGTGCGCCTGGGGAAGCGCGCTAGATAGCGCACATTGCATTGCATCGAGGCCCCGGCGCTGTACTGCGACCGGGGCCTACCCGTACCCGGAGCCCGCCATGAGCACACCAGAGCCGTTCATCGGATACATCCGCGTCAGCACCTGGCGTGAGGAGAAGATCAGCCCGGAGATCCAGCGTGCTGCGATCACCGCATGGGCGCAGCAGACCGGACGCCGCATCATCGACTGGGTACCAGACCTGGACGTATCCGGGCGGCATTTCAAGCGGAAGATCATGGGCGCGATCCAGCGTGTCGAGCGACGCGAAGCCAAGGGGATCGCTGTCTGGAAGTACAGCCGGTTCGGCCGCGACGACTACGGCATCCAGATCAACCTGCGCCGCCTCGAACAGGCGGGCGGCAGGCTGGAGTCGGCGACGGAGCGGATCGACGCGACCACCGCCGTCGGTCGCCTGAGTCGACATGTGCAGTTCGGTATCGCGGAGTTCGAGTCGCGGCGCATCGGCGAGCAGTGGCAGGAAACCCACAAGCACCGCCTTGCTCAGGGTGTGCCGTCCGCCGGCCGTCCCCGCTTCGGCTACATCTGGCACCCGCGCCGCGTCCCCGACCCGGCCTCGCCCACCGGCTACAACACCCAGCCCGAACTGTACGAGCCGCACTCCGAGTTGGCGCCGGTCGTCGCATCCCTTTACGCCCAGTACCTGGGCGGGACCGGCATGGTTGCCCTCGCTCAGCAGCTCAACGCCGTCGGCCACCAGACGACGCGCGGTGGGCCATGGGGGTATGACAGTCTCCTGCGCTACCTCGACTCCGGGTTCCCGGCCGGGATGCTGCGTGTCCGCGACGATTGCGATTGCCCCAAGGCCGAGGGCCGCGGCTACAAGAGCTGCCAGCACTGGCGGTATACCGACGGTGCGCATCTGCCGATCATCGGGTACGGCATCGACACCGATCCCACAGAACTGTGGAAGGCGTACCGGGAGCGGCGGTCCCTGGTCCGCAGCCAGCCGCCTCGCACGCGCCACGCCACCTATGAGCTCACCGGCCTGGTGCGCTGCTGCCGCTGCGGTCACGCGATGTCGCCGAAACGGCGCGATGGCGGCCGGGATGCGGACTGGCGGTGCTCGCGTCGCGCCGGCGGCGTGCCATGCCCCGGCAGCACAGCGCCCGGCAGCTGGCTGCTGGCCGAGGTCGTGCTGCCCTTCATCCGGAAGGTAGCGGCCGGTGTGGACACGGCCCCCGCCACCATTCCCGTGCCACGGTCGGCCGTCCCCGATCCGGGGGTGCAGCGGACGCGTCTCTCCGTCGAGTCCGCGCGCCTCTCCGACGCGCTGGGCAGGCTCACCGTCGACTACGCTCTCAACCCCGACCGGTACCCGGCCGACGCTTACGACCAGGCGGTGAGGCGGCTGGAGGCCGACCGCAAGCAGGTGCTGGCCGAGCTGGCGCAGTGTGAAGAGGAGAAGCCGGTGCGGACGGCGGCTGACTTCCAGCCGCTGGCGGCTGATCTGCTTGCGCAGTGGGAGGAGCCGAACCTCCTCACCGTCGTGACGAAGAACCTGCTGCTGCGTCAGCTGATGCGGTACGTGCAAGTGCTGCCTCGCCCGTCCCGCTACCAGGCTGCGGCGCGAGTGATCCCCGTGTGGGAGGAGGAACCCCCGCTCGTTCCGTAGCTGCTGTTGTGCCAGTTCGCGGGATGCGCGAGTGGCGGTTTGTAGGCGATGTCCGACGGCATCGCCTACAAAGTGGCAGAGTCTCTGACCTGATGAAACGTCGTTCTCGGACGACGAAGAGCCCCAGACGGTATGCCGTCTGGGGCCCTGTCGTTTCTGCGCCGGGATGTCTACGTGCCGCGGTTGCGGCCCCGATGCGGAACGTGAGCTACCGTATACGGTCTGCACATATGATTTCAATGGCCAATGGGATTCGGCAACATTCTGCCGTGACAGGATGATCATGGGGCCGTGACCGTAGACGCGTGCTCGATCCCCCGTCCGGCCTCAGTGCGTTCCGGCGCCTACTCGCCGATCACATTCGCGAGGCCCGTACCGGACGGCACCTGTCCCAAGAGCAGCTCGCCCATGCTGCCGGGCTGGCCCCCCGTACCATCGGCGCCATCGAGTCCGGTCGCACCGGCACCAGCACAGACAGCCTGTACGCCATCGCGCGCGCCCTTCAGGTGCCCGTTGCCCACCTGGTCGAGGACGAGGCCGAGCCCCGGCCGTAATGCCCAGCCGGGGCTCTCCTGCGGCGACGGATCAGGCGCCGAGCGCCCCCGCCCTCACGCTGTCGATGAACGCGCCCCAGGCCGCGCCTGAGGCGACCGCCGCACCGCGGGGACGGTCCTTGGTGTCCCGGAAGAACGCCCCGCCGGTTGTGCGGGCGACCTCGACGCAGGCCCCGTTGCCGCCGCTGTAGCTCGACGTGCGCCAGGGCAGAGTGTTGCTGTCGTGCATGCTGTGCCTTTCGGTTGTTCCTTGCTTACCGGCCCGGGTGACGCCGGGGCCGGGGTCTTTACGCCCACGTCCACCCGGATGTGTCCGTGAGGCTGCGGCGGCCGTTGTTGTGGTCGATGTGCTGACCGTCATGGCCGGGCGGGCGGGTGCACCGGCCCGCCCCGCCGGGATTCCGGACCCAGCAGTAGCCCGCCGCCCGGCCCACCTGGAGGGACTTCTCCTCGTTGTCCGGGAATCCGGACTTCCGGCTGCTCATGCGGCTGCCCTGCCCTGCTTGGCGAGCTGCTGGAGCGCGTGCCCGTGGTCGCAGCCCTGGGCGGAGTCCTTGCATGTGCGGCAGTCCTGGGCGTGGTCCATGAGGGCCCGGTACGCGGTGCGGCCGGTGCAGGGGCGGCAGCCGCGGGGGAAGTGGCGCACGCCGTCGACGACGTGCTCGCCGAGCAGGACGGCCTCTCCGGCGGTGAGGGGGCCGGCGCACCAGATGCAGTCCGCGCCGCGGGCCTGCCTGGCGGTGATGTTCTCGGTGGGGATCGCCAGTAGCTCCTCTGTGGCGATCGCTGGTGGGGCGGTACGGTGCTGCATGTCGACTCCCAACAGTCGTCCACGCCCCCGAGCCCGGCCAGGCTGCGGGGGTGCTGTGTGTCCTCGCAGCGTAGCCCTAGGTAGCTAGGGTAGCTAGGCGTGTCAGGCAATCTCGTCTCGCCGGGTCAGCCTGTCGCGCCTAGCGTCGGATCATGGACTGGAAGCCGGACGTGCCGCGGTGGCGGCAGGTGTACGAGGTCATTGAGGCGCGGATCGCGGACGGCACCTACGCCCCGGGCGCACAGCTGCCGGGCGTCCTGGCCATCCATGCCGAGTTCGGCATCGCGCAGATGACCGCGCGGCGGGTGCTCTCCGAGCTGCGGGACGCGGGCCTTGCGCAAATGCAGCCGGGTATCGGGACGTTCGTGACCGAGCTGCCCAAGCCGTAAGGGTCCGCAGACAGTGCGTGCCCCTGGTGGTGACCAGGCTTTTCCCGATGCCAGGGAAAAGGGTCACTCTCTCGCCGTAACCTCTGGACGCACGAAAGCGGCCCCGCCCTCCCGACAGGGGGGGGCGGGGCCGCGGTCATCTGGCGAACAGTGCGGCGGCGCCGGTGGCAGCGCCCGCCACACCGGCGAGGATGCCGATGGTGGACAGCGGCCATCGTGTTTTCTCGATCGCGTCCAGGCGCCGTTCATGGTCGTCGAGCCGTTTGTCGGTCTGGTCGCCGCGTTGCACGAGCAGCGCGAGCTGTCCGTCGACGCGGGCGAACCCTGCCTCGACGGTGCCGCGTAGCCGCTCCAGCTCGAGCGCGACGTCCCGAGACTCTGGCGTGGTCACTGGCGGCTCGCCGTGTCGTCGGTGCGTAGCCATGCGGGCAGCAGCGCCTGGACGGCGGGCACGGCCATGATGCGGGTGACTGCGGCTGCCACTGCCAGGCCCACCCCGACGCCCGGCGCGGTCTGCGGGATTCCGGAGGCGTGCGCCAGCAGTGGTAGTGCCACCGTCAGACCGAGCGCGGTCTGCAGGACGGTGCGGATCGTCCGCTTCGTCGAGTCCTTCATGGGTGGTCCTCTCACTTCTTGCGCTGGCCGTGCGCGATCTCCCACGCGTACTGCCAGGTCTTCGGGCCGGTGATGCCGTCGGCGGGGCCGAGGTCGGCGAGGTAGTGCTGCTGCAGTGCCCGGACCTTGGCGAGGTCGAGGGCGGTCATGGTGCGGGACGGGCCGACGCGGTACGCCGGTCCCCAGCCGCCGCGCTGCAGCCACGTCTGCAGCTTGAGGGCGTAGTCGGAGGTGGCGCCGAGCTTGAAGTACTGCCGGCCGGGATACGGCGGGCAGGTCTCCGTCGGCGTCCACCGCCAGGCGGTGACCGGCTTCCCGCCGCGCGGGTCGTGCGGGTCGGCGGTCGGCGGGCAGACGGCGTCCGGGTAGCGGGGCGCGAAGTAGCCAGTGACCCGTGCGGACCGGCGCGAGGTCGCATGTGACCAGACGCCGTTGCCCTGCCCGGCGTCGGTCGACCCGGCCTGAACCGAGTTTCCGCCCTTGGTGTACACAGTGTCGGCGTCGAACCCGACGACGATCTCCGTGTGTGAGCCCGCGCCGAAATCGACCCAGGCGCCGCTGGACGGGTATTCGGACCACTGGCCGCGCTCCTTCGCCCAGGCCGCCATCGCGGCGACGCTGGCCGTCTTCGGCACGATGCTGTCGAGGCCGACGTCGTGGTGCATGTCCCAGTCGAAAATGGCGCACCAGGCGACACCGTCCCAGCCGTACTCCGTGCCGAACTGGGTGTGGTTGTCCCAGCCGTCGCGGCTGTTCCAGTGCTCGTAGACGCGCTCGGGTACGGCCATCACGTGGTCGACCAGGCGGCGCCAGGCAGGAGTGGACATGAGGGCAGCCCCTTTCTGGGCATGAAAAAACCCCGGCCGGTGGCGCGGGGCGGATGGCGTGGGGTGGGTCAGGTGGCGGATTCGTAGCGGACGGCGATGTGCAGGGTCATGCCGGCCGCCGCCGTCACCGGGTTGGACTGGTCCCAGAAGGAGTTGTCCGGCTGATTCGTGGTGCCGTTCACCGAACCACCGGCGAGAGCTCGGACGGTGCCGCTGTTGTTGGTGGAAACCTCGCCGGAGCCGCGGGCCTCACCTGTTCCCGCCAAGCGCACGGAGACCGAGGCAGCGCGGATTCCGCTGAACGATGCCGCGGGGCTGACGGGGAGGCCGAACGCCCAGTTGGCGTTGGAGTTGCCGAAGGTGGTGGTGCTGCCGACGGTGAGTTTGATGAGGGCGTCGACCGTCCGCCCGACCTTCATGTACCGGCCGGTGAGCGCGCCGTTCCCGACCGCTGGTGTACCGCCGCTCTCGGCGATCCACGTGGGCGTGTAGTCCGTCCAGGTACCGAGGACGGTGTTCCATTGGTCGCGGATTTCCTGGTTCATGATCGCGGCGGAGACCACCTCGCCGACGACCCAGGTACGCGGGGTGAACGTCATGTCAGACCTCCCGGACGGTCGGTGTTGTTCGGGTCGAGGTCGTTCCACCAGTTCCGCAGGCCCGGCTTGAGCGCCATGAGGCTGGCTTCGACAGCGGCAGGGTCGGCGGGGAAGATGAGCGTGCACCACCCCCACTGGCATTCGGTGCATGCGTACCGGGGATCGCTCGGCGACACGATCGCCGCCGACCCGCAGCTGCTGCAGTCGGCCAGCCACCGGTTCTGGTTGATCCGCGCGAAGTAGACGTCGTTGACATCGGCCTCCGGCGGGACCAGGCGGCGGCCCGTCCGGTACTCCATCCACTTCCAGACCAGCTCGGCGGCGGGCACACCCGCCCATGCGTCGGCGGGCTCGCGCGGTGGTGGCGTGTAGAACGTCTCGGCGCGCACGACGTCGATGGCCACGGCATCCCCTTTCAGTAGGCGAGTCGGGTGGTGGAGTCCAGGACGCTGTAGGTGGTGTCGTCGAGGACCCACACGGAGTCGTTCACGGACGCGCTCGTGTGGAACTGGATGACGTGCGACTTCTCTTTGATCGTTTCGGTGTAGCCCTCGACGGTGACGCGCAGGCTGGACGCCGGCGCTTGCGAGGGAAGGTTGAAGATCGTGAAGTACGAGCTGATGTCGGCGTCGAGGATGGCCAGGAAGGTGGACATTGTGGCGGCCTCGATGACGACCTCGCGCAGCTCCGGCCCGGGGTTGGCGTACCGCGACACCAGCCAGTACGCCGCATCCAGCACGCTGTTGTCGGACGTCTTGAGGATGTCGAGGGGCTGTGGCTCGTACAGGCCGAACGCGAAGATGCTGCCCGGCGCGGTGACGCGCTGGGTGGCGCCGCCAGGCCGGGATGCCTGCACGGAGTTGACCAGCTTCTGGTCGTCGTCGGCGAGCTCCGTTCCGGGCTCCAGGTCGGCGTAGTCGATCGTGAACGCCTCGGACGCCGGATCCGGGTTGTAGCGCACGTCACGGGACTGATACGCCAGGCCGAAGGAGTCCCGCGCCGCGAACAGCTTGCCCGATTCGGTGGATTCGACCTCCCGCATGCGGGCCACCACACCGGATCCGCCCGGACCCTGCGAGGCGATCGGGTCGTGGGTGGTGCCCACGATCGTCACGCTCGACAGGCTGGCGTAGCGTGCCAGCCGCTGGATCCGCACGTCGGCATCCTCGCCCGCATAGCCAGTCATGCCCGCGGTGTAGTGGGGGGCCGCGAGCGAGCCGACGGAGTAGTCCAGGGTCGAGTAGATCGCAGCGTGGCAGATGCTGCCGTTCCATAGCCGGGTGCCCCGGTAGCCGCCCACGTGCAGCATCCGCTGCCCGAAGCGCCGGGGGACGGCGAGAGAGGAGTCGACGAGGACGCCGTCGATCCAGATCTGGACCTCGCGCTGGTCGTAGACGACGTGGTGCCAGTTGCCGTCGGCCAGGGTGGTCGGGCCGCTGACGGTCTCCGTCGTGAGGGCGCTGCCGTCGGAGGTCCATTCGATCTGCAGGCCGCCGCCGGCGCCGATGGACAGCAGGTGCTGGGATTGCAGGTCGGTGGTGTGGACGCCGAGGATGCACCGGCCGGTGGTGGTGGTCTGGAACCAGGCCTCGAAGCACAGGAATCCGAACATCGGCGGGTCCTCGAACTGCGGACCCAGGTCCACCGACAGCCACTTGCCTGCGGTCGCCGTGGACGGCGTGAACACGGGTACCTGTTCGCTCGTCGCAGGCAGGCCGTCCGCGCTGCCCAGCGTGAGAGTGCCGCCCGCCCCGGCCTGGGTGATGGCGAGCGAGGGCGCGCCGTTGCCGCCGATGTCGCCTGCGGTCGCCGACGTGCTGTCCTCGGTGAGCGGGTAGTACACCATTGGCGTGAGCTCGATGATCTCCTCGGCGGCCATCGACCTCAGCGCGGGTAGCCGGTTGAGCCGCTTGAACAGGTCGGTGCACGAGATCGTGACGGTGGAGACCAGGCCTTCCCAGTCCACCGGGAACTCGTTGACCATGCCGTAGAAGCGGGGGCGGACCTCCGCACCGACGAGGTCGAACTCGCAGTAGTCGGAGGCGCCGCCGCCGGTGCGAACCCCGGCCAGCTCCACAATCTGCTGCTGCGACGTCACCCAGGACGGGGTCGCCAGGGTACGGCGGACCGTCCAGTCCCACCCGTCGCCGCTGGTCTCCCAGTACACGGTGCCGCTGGCCTCACGGATCCGCCACCACGCATGGTCGATCGGGCTGTATGTCACGCTTACTGCGGCACCGTCGGTCGAGCCAACCTCGGACAGGAACCCCAGCTGGCCAGTGGCCGCGTTGTACTGGGTCGAGATCCTCGTCCCCGCCGTGGTCGAGTTCAGCCGCAGCGTCATCGAGGCCAGCGTTGATGTTGACGCGGCCGGAATCGTGACCGCTTTCACCGCGATCTGTGAGCCCGCCAACGTCCATTGACGGGCGGACTGGTACCCGGCCGGGCTGCCAGAGACGCAAGGCACCCGGGCCCGCCCGCCCACCTGTGACGGAGCCCCATAGTTCAACGACCAGGTGGCGGTATTGATCTGGCCCGCATCAAAATCGTCGCCGAGCTGGGCGAGCGGCCAGGGCGCCGATCCGGTCCGAGTCGGCATAACTGCCTGCGAGATCCGGATCGGCGCGTTGCGCCGCACGAACGGGTAGAAGGGCGAGCTGGCATTGCCCGGAGTGAGCGCGCCGTCCTGGTTGTCCAGGGTCAACGTGGCCGTGCCGGGCTGGGTCTCCGACAGTTCATCGGCGGCGCCCCGGCTGATGTTCACCCCGCGCACCTGGTTGACGCGCTGCGTGATGTCCGTCCAGGTGATCGTGTTGGGCAACTGCACGAGACCGCCCCAACCCATCTCCACCAGCACAGGCATACGGTCACCCCCCTAGATTCAGGCGCACGGTGCCGCCCTGTGCGCGGCCGAGCTGGACGATGACCCGCTGCAGTTCGCGGCCGACGGCGATGGGGTCCATCGCCTCTTGCACGGTGACGTTGACGTTGTAGACGACCCCGCCGCCAGCGCCCGCGACGGCGGCCCGGCCGAGGACGGGCTGGGCACCGGCCACGCGGCCGGTCACCACGCCCAGCGCCCGGTCAAGGACGGGTACGCCCTCGATGAGGCCGCGCGCGAGCCCCTGGGTGGAGTACGCGCCGAGCTGAGCCATGACGCGGCTGGGGCTCTTGATCCCGAGGGCCTTCTTGATGGCCTTCTGCATGCCCTTGGCGATCTTCAGCATCAGGTTCTCGATGTCCTTCTGCTGGGCCGCGAGACCCGTCAGGAACCCCTTGCCCGCCTTCTTCCCCGAGTCGTACAGCAGGTCGGCGCCGGTCCGGCCGAGCGTCGTCGTCGACTTGTCCAGCTGTCCCTGCAGGCTGTTGATGGACTTGAACGTGCCCTTGTCCGCGCCGACCAGCGCCGAGGCGTAGGCATATCCGGCCTCGGGGCCCATGTTGAGGATCTGCCGCAGCAGCCCCTTGCCGAGGCCCTTCTTGGCGAGGATGCCGATGTACTTGGTGAACTGCTTGATCTGCGAGAGCTTCGAGGCGAGCCCGGCCTTGATGCCGCCCGCCGTCACCTCCTCCGGCTGCATCCCCAGGTTCGACAGACCCGCTGTCTCGCGGGCAGCGCTCGTGACGTCGGACGCGTACTTCTTCGCCGTGGCGATGGTGCTCGCCAGCTTGTCGCGCTTCGCCGCGGCATCGAGCAGCTTCTTGGTCTGCTTGTTGACCATCGCGACGTAGCGGTTGTCCTTGCTGCCCGTGAAGGCCGCCCAGATGTCCTTGGCCAGGTCGGCAGACACCGACTTGATCTTCGCCCGGGATCCGGTCAGTCCGACGATCAGGCCCTTGCCGACGTCCGCGGCCAGCGCCTTCGTCTTCTTCGATGGGCTGGCGATCTGCAGCTCGGCACGGATCCCGGTGACGACCGCCGCCGCCATGGAGCGGGCAGCCGAGTCGACCCCGGACGTTGCTCCGGCCATCCCGGACATGAGTCCCTGTGCCACAGCCGCACCCGCGCCGGGCATACCGCGACCGCCGCCGAGGGTGTCGGAGTTGATGGCTTCAACAAGGCTGCGATATTTGGCAGTCGAGCGTGCGTTGATCATGTACTCGCCGTTCGAGGCCATGATCGGGATGCTGTCCGAGGTCCCGGTCCCCGGGCCGCTGATCGGGCCGCCGCCAGGGAACCCGATCGGGCCGCCGGCCGCGTAGTTGCCACCCTCGTGGAAGACGGTCCCCGCGTTCGAGGTCTTGGTCTTCATGAGGACGTAGGTGACGGCCGTCTTCCCGTCGATGGCGCGGAGCCTCGCCTGCGCGCGGGAGACCTCGTACTCCAGGTTGGAGATATCGCCCCGGACGAACGCCTTCCGAGACGCGGGCACGGAACTGAGCCGCTTCTTCGCGGCGGTGACCTTCGCCTCGAGGTCCTCGATGTTCCCCTTCAGCCGGGCAGTCTTGTCCGGCGTCCGAAGGATCTGGTCCGCGAGTGCCTTGGCCTGGCTCTTCGTCAGGCCCATCGCCGTGGCCGCGTCGATGAGCTTCGACCGGCCCCGCTCGTAGACCTTGTTGGCGGCCTCCCACGATCCCGTGGACTGCCGGGCCTGCGCCGCAGCCTCATCGGTCTTCGCAGCCAGGTCGTTCAACGCGGTCGCTGCGGCCTGTGCCTTCGGCGAGTTGACGTCGAGCTGGCCGTTCACCATGTGCAGCGAGCCAGCGTTTTCCTTGGCTGCCTTCGCCGCAGCGTCGATGCTCGCCTCGAAGCCGATCATCCCGCTCAAGCCCTGACGCTGCGCGTCGTTCAGGGCCTGGATCGATTGCCGCAGCCCGTCCGCACTCTGCTTCTGTTGTGCCAGTGCCGCTTGGGTCTTCTGGGCCTGCGAGCCGAACAGTCCCATGCTCTGCGCTGCGACCTGCTGCTCGAACGCCGCATCGGCAATTGCGGACTTGTAGTCCCCCAGCTGAGCTTTCAGTTCCTTGCCGGACATGCCCTGCTTGCGCATCGCCGCGGCAACCCGGTCGAACGCCGCGGATGCGACGTCCGCCTTGCCGCCCTGAACCAGGCTGGCGAGGGACTTGTCGACGGCGTCGAGGTTCTGCTTCGCCTCCTTCACCGGGGTGGAGTCCATGCCGAAGAAACTGGTGATCGCCTGCTGGGTCTTGTCCAGGTTCGAGGGCCGGGCCAGAGTACGAAGGCTGTCGGCGAGGCCGCCGAGATCCGAGCCAAACGCGCGGGCTGCTTCCCCGCTGGCCTTCCCCGTGCGGGCCAGGTTGCCCAGCGACGTCGTCAGCCGCTCGACGTTGGGCGGGGCCTGCTTGCCGATCGTCGACAGCTTGTAGAGAGCGACGGCCAGCAGTCCGATGCCAGTTGCCGCGAGCGTCATCCGTGCCGACACAGACAGCGCCATGAACGCGGCCCGCAGGGACCCCATCGTGGTGCTCGCCCCGATGGCCGCCGTGCCTATCGTGCGAATGGCCGCGGAGGCCGCGGTGAACCCGCCGGCCAGCAGCTGGATACCGGCCCCCGCCAGGCGCACGGCGCGGATCGCGATCGCGGTCTGCATCAATGTCGTGATGAACCCGGTGGGCAGAGACGACACCACCGCGGCTGCGGCGTTCGCCAGCTGCAGCAGGCCCACGCCCACACCGGACGCGGCCGTCAGCAGGTGCACGGCAGCCGTCGCCACGTTCTTCAGCGTGTCGGCGAGGAGCGGTCCCTGGGCGCGCGCGTAGTCCATGAACTCGGATAGGGAGCCGCCGACCTTGCCCGTGTCGAAGGTGCGGAGCAGGTGGATCAGCCCGTCGTTCGCCTTCTTGAGGGAACCCGTCGCGAAGTCGGAGAACTTGCTGCTGAGCCGATCGAATCCGGAGGTGTTCACCCCGCCGGCCACCGTGGTCATGAAGCGGTTCAGCTCGGTCGAGGCGCCCTTCACCAGCGGGGTCAGCTTTGGCAGCAGCGCCCCCGCGACCGCCAGGCCCTTGGTGAAGACGGGCATGGTGTCCTTGGCCAGGCCGTCCGACCAGGCCGAGTACTCCTTCTTCAGCGTCGACAGCCCAGCTGCCGCCACACGGGTCGCAGGCGGCATCTTCGCGATCTGCTGCTGGAACGCCACCTGCGCGCTGATGGCCGCCTCAGACGTCGCGCCAGACTTGGCGACGGCGTCCTCGTACTTCGTTTGCGCCTTGCTCGCGTCCGACAGGGCGCCGATCTGCGGCACGATCGCCGCACCGAACGCGGCCACCGCCACAGCCGCCGCGCCGGCCTGCGCGGCGAGCGGCGCCAGTGCGGCCGCCGCAGGGATCGCCGCCCCGGCCGTGACGAGCTTCTTCTCCAGCCCTTTCGCGGAGTCGCCCACCTTGTCGAGCACCTTGGAGAGCCGGTCCCGGCCTTCCAGCGTGAACGTCAGGGTCGTGTTGGCCATCACTCACCTCCAGCTACTTGGGCCGCCTGATTGGCGACGTGTCGGTCGACCCAGGCCACCGCCTGCAGGAAGCGGGCACGCGGAAGCGCTTCGAGCTCGGCGGGACCGATGTGCAGGAGGTGGGCGATCAGAGGCCAGTACTCGTCGAGGAGGCCTCCGATGCGGCGTCCAGAAGGACCGGCGCTTCCGCGGCCGGGAGTACGGTGCTGCCCTGGTCTTTTGGGGACATCTCGACGAACGCCTTGTCGACGTCGGCCGGGTCGTGGGCCAGGGCCCGCATGTAGCCGGACATCGTCGCGATGACCTCGTCCGTGGACTCCGGGTTCTTCAGCAGCGCCTCGACCATGTCGAGGATCTCCGGGTACTCCAGACGCGCCTTGGTGCGGCGCTTCCAGCCGGGCAGGTCGAAGTCGGAGAAGCGCAGCGTGGGCTGCTGCCGCTTGCGGAACGCCCACAGCACGGCGCGCATCGCGGTCGGCGCCTGCTGCCGCAGGGCGGTGTCGACGTCGTCCCAGTCCATGCCGGTGGCCGACTCGATGACGGACGACTCGATCGCGGAGAGGTCGTCGGTGGAGACTTCCTCGAGGGAGTCGTCCTCCTGGCGATACGAAACGATCACTTGTTGCTCCTGTTACTCAAGACGACGGCGCACGTCGTCGAGGACACGGGCGGCTTCGCGCTCCATGCGGGGGCGCCCCTTGCGCACCGCGTTGTCCCACCACAGAGGGGTGGCGTTCTGCTGCACCCAGCGCTTGCGGTTGCCGTACACGGGGTGCCGGACACGGCCCGTGTTGAGGGCGCCCGGCATCTTCCGCAGGTCGGCCGGCAGTCGGCCTTTGTCGACCCAGACGCGGGCGCCGGGGTTGCCCGCGGTACGGACGCTGATCCGGATCGCGTCGGCGATCGTCGCACGCAGCGGGCGGGTCGTCGGGGACGGTCCGCCAGGGCGGCCGCGGCGCCCCTGCGAGCTGATGTCCAGGCCGCGGATCGCGGACTGCAGATCGTCACGCAGGGGCTCGGCAGCGTGCCGCAGACGGCGCTGCATCGAGGCGCGGATGTTCTCGTGACCGGCGGCCCGCAGCTTGCGCTGCAGCTCGATCAGGCTGCCGGTGTTCGTGATACGGATGTCGGAGACCACGAGGTCACCTCACAGCGTGATGTCCGTGGAGATGATCTCGATCTTCGGCTGATTGGTGCCGTCGTACAGGCCGGTGAAGTTGAACGTCGGCTTGACGACGTCGAAGCCGTCGACCACCGGCGGGCCCTCGTCGAACTTGACCGCAGGCAGGGTGATCCGGAACGTCTCGAAGAACGTGGCCGCGATGAGCGGCCCGACGAACTCCCACACCAGCGACGTCGCACCGTCCGAGGTGTGCAGATCGTCAAGGGTCGTGTCGATGTAGTCGGTCTCCAGCGAACCGGTGATCTTCACCTGGTCGTTGGAGATCGGCTCCTTCTTCAGCCCGGTCTGGCCCGCGTAGAAACGCTCGACGGCCTGCGGACGCTCCACCTTCACGCTGACTTTGCGGACGCCGTCCCGCGCCGTCTCCGTGCCGAACACGCCCGTCTTCACGGCCATCTGCCCGAAGTGGAACGGGCTCATGTTCGGGTACGAGGCCGTCGCCAGCGTCTGCGCCTCGTCGACCGTCTTGCCGTCGAACTCGAAGCTGCCGGTGAGCATGCCGCCCACCTCGCACGCGAACTCCCCGCTGGTGACCTTGCAGCCCAGAAAGGTCTTGTCCGTGACGGTGCCGGTGGTGAGCGGGACGCCCTTCTGGATCGTCAGGCTCTTGCCTGCCGTATCCGCCAGGGTGTGCGTCTGCAGATACGCCGGGCCCGCACCCTGCTGCACCGGCGTCACGGTGGTACCCATGAGCGCCTGGATCAGCAGACCCATCTGCTTGTTGCAGATCTCCAGGTCGATGGAGCCCTGTACCTCCTGGCGCGTCAGCACGCGCCGCGACGACAGGGCCAGCAGCCGCCCGGCCGCGATGCCCGCGCTCTGGGCCGTCGTCTTCTTGAGAGCGAGGCTTTCCTTGGTGAACTCGATGAACTTCGCCGGCGCGACGAACGTCCCGTAGGCCGTCTCCGCCGAAATGCCGAGCTGGGCGCCAAGGCCCGAACCGATCGCCATCAGAGATCAGCTCCCTTCGCGGCACGCGCCGCCTTCTTCGCGTCCGCCGCAGCGCGGACGCCGGGCTCCTCAACGGACTCCCAGTTGGTGGTCTGGCAGACGTAGCCCTCGAACCTCTCGTCCGGGACCTCGACGACGGTGTCCGGCTCGACGAGCCGGTCCCCGAGCTCAGGCACGGTGACCGGCTCCGAGCCCACGTAGCGCACGCGCGCCATGGCTGTACTCCTTCTTGGGTGGGGTGGATCAGATGCGGGCTCGGCAGGCGACGGCGAAGACCACGCCGACGAGGGCGCCCTCGGCAACGTCCTGCAGGACGTTGCCCGTCGTCAGCTCCGCCCACAGCACGCTGCCGTTCAGGGTCGGTGCCGTCGGGTTCGGGTCGCTCGCGCGGATGGCCTGCTCGACCTCGCCGATCAGGTCGAAGGCGTCGGCGCGGCGGAACGACATGTCCTTGTCGCCACCCCGTGATTCGGCGTAGCAGGTGATCGAGAACGCCTCGTCACGGGTACGGGCACCTGCGGAGTTGAACTGCTGCTGGATCTCGACCGCCTGCTCAGCGCCCGGCGACCAGCCGATGTGGATTCGCTGGCGCTGCGTCAGGTTCACGGCAGTCGGACCGTCGACGATGGCGACGTCCTCGAGCGCGGGCCGTGCCCGCAGGATCGCGAGCAGTGCGTCCATGGCCGCGGGTACGCGGGAGGTCTGCACTACGCCACCCCCGGCGGAACCTTGTACGGCTCCAGCAGCTGCAGGACCCGGTTCGGGATCGCGTAGCCCCAGCCCGGCACGGCCTCGGTGACGCTGAAGTCGTCGCCGCCCCCGATCCCGGACAGGCCGCGCGACGCCCCGTACTGGGTGCGCCACAGGTGCTGCAGCAGGATCAGCGCGGCCAGCTTGATGGTGGGCGGCACCGCGCCGCGCCCGGCTGTGTATGTAGCCGTCCAGGGGCCGCCGTAGAACCAGGTGCCGTCTTTACGGCGCAGGATGCCCGTCGCCCCGTCGACCGCGACGTCGGACACCTGCACCGCCGTGCCGTTTGTGAGGATCGGGACGAGCGACGTCAGGGCCACCACGGGGATGCGGGACAGGCACAGCGTGGCTCCGCCCACGGTGGTCGTCTCCGTCACGGCGCGGTTCTCCACTGGTCCCACGTGCCGCTCGATTGCCGCAGTCAGCGCGTCGACGTACACCTGCAGCTCGACGTCCTCCGCAGTCCCGTCGATGTCCAGTTGCGCCTTTGCCTCGGCGAGCGTGAGCAGCGCCATGGGAACCTCCGGTTACTTCTCGGCGGCCGGCTTCGCCGTGGGCTTGCGACGGCCGACGGCCTTCTCCGGCTCGCCCGGCGCGGTCGCGGTTTCCTCCGATGCCCCGCCCTCATCGGCCTCGTCGGACGGCTCCGTGGCCAGTCCCTGGGCGACCAGGTGCGCGGCCTCCTCGTCGGGCAGGTCGATTTCTCCGCCCGCCGCCGGCCAGTCCGCACCGTTGCGGGAGCCGGAGATGGCGATCTTCATCCGTACTCGCATTGCTCCTCCTCGAAGCGGAGGCGGGGCCCGGGTTGGGCCCCGCCTCGGTTGTCAGGCCGGATCAGGCGGCGTTGCCCTGGAAGACCTTGATGGCGCCGCTCGTGTCGATCTGGTCGCCGTCGCCGCGCAGGACCGCGCGGTAGGAGACGAGGTCGGTGTTGAACGCGTAGTCGTCGGAGCGCTCGAAGCGCAGCGTCTCGACCATCCGCACGAAGTACGTGGAGAAGTCGCCGAAG